AAAGTAACATCTCTTGCATCCCGATAGGTCGATACAAGATTGTTCGCCACAAATCGCCTAAGTTTGGAACGGTGTTTAAGGTGCTTGATGTGCCAGAGCGGGAGCACATCTTAATTCATGCGGGTAACACTCACCGTGATACACATGGTTGTATACTACTAGGAATGCAATTTGGTAAACTTGGCCCTGACTCTGCCATCCTAGCGTCACGTTCTGCGTTTTTACAGTTTATGGACGTCATGCGGGATACTCCAGAAGCGCAACTGATTGTTATTGATGCGTATGGCGGGGGCCGTGTCCATTGACCGAGCAAGATTTTACACAATTTAAAACGTGGCTGGATTTGGCTGTTAAGGCAGTCATTGGCATTGTCATCTCCATTGTTGGAATGGATTACCGCAGCGTAAAGAACAGTCTACGTGAGCTTGAAGAGTCAAAGTATCGGGTTGCGATGGAAGTGCAGATCATCCAGGCAGAGCTTACGCATATAAAGTCGCAGCTGGACAAGGTTGATAAGAAGCTCGATAAGGTCTTAGACAAATGAAACTGTTGATTGTGCTGTTAGCATTTATGGCTACAGCGCAAGCGCAAGGGGCCAGTTACATTGGCTTGTGTCACCCTGATACGAATTGTAAAGCAGTTAAAGAGACCTGGCGCAATCAAGATACGATCATTACAGGGTGGCTTGAGACTACATTCGGTGAAGAGTGTAAGTGCGCTGACGAGTTATTAAAGAGCCGTAAACAAAAGATAGTGCGAGTCCATCTCCTTAATGGTCCTTGCCTCAGAAACAACCGCTGCGGCCCGTATGAAGCGTTTTACGGGTATTCTATACCGCAAGCTAATCAAGCAGTGCATCAGTCTAATAGTCGTTTGATGAGAAGGTTTAGGCGTGGGTTACAACGGTTAAAGAAACGATTAGCGGGAGCTGAAGGTGTTCAGTGTTACGTCTCCCCTTGCTTGGAGTGTGACCTGAATGAACGTGCCAGAAGAAATCTCTTATCTGCTGTATCTGCTGCTTTGCCTGATTGTATTCCTGTCGACAATCCTCTCAAAGCCAAGTGCATTGCCGGATATACCTGTGAAAAGCATGGAGTTACGCCACGCCTTACTAGCCCGTGTATAGTTGATTTAGACGGCATAGACGGCTCGCACATAGACGTTGACAAGTTTGCTGATAGGTATCGACACTGTGACATAAGCTTTTATTGGGAACCCTTTATGAACTGCATCAGGGGTAGCTTTATCGACCCACGAAAGCGTAACTGTAGGTACGAGAGTAGTATGTACCAATATATAAAGGGTGTTTTATGTCTCTCATTTTTGCGTCAATCATTCGACATTTGCTCACGTTAGCTGCTGGTGGTTTGCTTACGATTGGAGTAGAAGAGGCGGATGCGTCTAACCTTGCAGCAGCGGCAGAGCCGGTGGTTACAGGCGCTGTGCTGTATGGAGTATCGCAGGTGTGGTCGCTAAAAGATAAGAAGAAGCGTTAAACGTCAGTAGTAAGTCTGTACCGTTTATTGCGGAGTTTACTCTCTTCTGTCGCAGGGGTCGCTTTGTCGGCCCCTGTATTTTCTTCTATGTAGCGGGTAATGACTCTGTATTTACCTAGCGTCCTTACTTTATCAAATTGCAGTTTAAATTGTTCTTTAGCTTGCTTACGCATAGCTTCTGCAATCGACTCATCATCGTATAGCTCACGGATGAGATAAGTCAGATTAAACGGTGTAGGATATGGATCAAACAAGAACCACCGGAGTCGTGAGAAATCCCCAACGGTGCGGTGGTACATAACATTCTTTCTTTCTAGCTCCTGCTCTTTTGCCATTGCTTTTACAGTTACTTGTGGCAGACCTTCGAGCCGGTCAAAGAAGAAACAGTAGTCTTTTAAGGCTCGCTCGATGACCGCAAGCCACAGGGTACGTTCGGGAAAATCCGATTGATGTTCTGGGTGTAGCATTTCTAAATCAGTTGCTTTCTTTTGCATGTTTTACCAAAGCAACCCAATCCTCTAAGTACATTGTCACTAGCCACGGTTTGTGATTGCGCCTGTGCATCACGAGCGGTGTTCTGTCGTGACAGTCTCGCAAGGCTTGGTCCATTGCATTGTCTACGTTTAGTTTTTCTACACGCTTACACTCTATGTGAAACTGATCTAGCTCAGTGCAAGTTACATCAGAGTCGCCAGCAGCACCGCAAAACTGTTGAGTTCGTCGTGCGGTGTAGCCATGCTCTCTAAGCTTTGATGCCAACTCACGCTCTCCGGCGCTGCCTTTTGCTTTAGAATTTGTCATGCTTTTTGTATGTAGTTGTGAAACTGCGTTAAAAGAATAGGTAACTTAGGTGGATTGTCACCAAAACGTCTTATTACCTTTTTGCAAAACTCTTCTGGATCGTAACAACAAATGAGTTCAGCATCCTTGCCTGCTGCTAGTGTAACTAAAAACTTGCGACGGCGGTAATATTTTTCAGCAAGTTCCATTTTGATACCTTCAATGATCTCTCGTTTAGCGTGATTGTCGATTTTACGAGTGCCGTCCAAAATACGACGCAGAGCGATTGGATTATCAAACTCAAACTTTAAGTTGATGGGGTGATACTCAACGAAAACACCATTAACGTAAAAATCAATAACCTTGTTATGCCCGACTCCAACTTGGAAGGTTTGCCCATCTGCCAGCTCAAAACCTCTCACGTAGCGTTCGAGCAGCATCCCGCAAGCGTACTCTGACTTTGAGGCAAAGGTGATTGGTGTATCGGGAATGTGTGGAAGACGAGGCGTGAAGTCTCTGGATGGCTCCATACTGTCAGTATGTGGTCCAAGCCATTGTTAGCCTATCAGTAATAGGTTTCGTCTGTGTTAGCTACTGACCAGCGATCACAATTCTCGGATTTCCAAACGGTATCGATGGTTTTGTATTTGCGTTTTGGTGCGTCTGGTTCGTTTCCGATGAAGAAAGCGTCTTTAAAGAGGACCCGATTGGTAGGCAGACAACAGACCCGTCCGTCACTGAGCATGATGATATGTCCACATTTGTTTTGGTCGGGCTGGAGCAGGAAACCAGATTCGCTATCAGAGTCAGGTAGCCAATCAATCGTGCAGTGGTAGTGCCCATGACATACGCTTTTGTCTTTAAGTAAAACGTCGCACTGATAGTCCCGTAGGAAGTCTAGGACCGTCACCACGGGCTTATAACTGTAGCAGTCCCATAGCTGTAGGTCTGATGGTGATTGCGCCTCTGCGTACGGTTTATCGTGATACAGCCAGTGTAGAGGGATATGGCGAAAGTGAGCGCCTGATTGCAGGAGAACGTGAAACTGTAACGCTCTGCCTTTATAGCTTTGTATTGCAAAGGCGTACCCCTGTTCAAAGTCTGTGTCAGAAGGGTCTTGCGTGAGGTGTTTGGTGGGTATCAAGACCTTAAACGGGGGTACGTTTGCATTCATTACCATGCCTTACATGACCAGTAACGTGCTTTTGTTTTGGGGCCTGGATTGTCACAGTTGTGTCTAGCCCTAAAACTCTTACGCCGTCCTGGTTCGTTCTTTCTTATCTTCATGTCAGGATCACCAAACCTGACCTTGATCACGTTACCCTTTTCGTTTTTGACGTAGACCGCAGACTTCTTGCGTTCGCCTGGCGTACGGAAAGGTTTGTTAAGGCGTATGTTTTTTTCCAGGCTTTGTCGTATTGCGCTTTCTTTTGGCATACTACTTTTTAGCCTTTTTCTTCACTACGCCCTTGATGTTGCCCTTGTTCTCGGAAGCGTAAAAGACCTCTTCGCCTTTGTCTTTCCCGTAGAACTTTTGCATTGCTTCACGAATCTTTAGACCTTTTTTTGTAAGCGGCATGATTTTTTCTCCTTGAGTGGTAACGACTCAAAAAGGATACCATCAGCCTGTCGCTTATCGTAGGTGGTTTTGTTCGCTGCAATGTGGGCTGCTGCAAGCTCACGCTGCCACTGTTCATTAAACAGACGGCGTATCGGTTTTACCTGCATTGGTTTTTTCCATGTAAAAGCCATGGCCAGACAGGGTGTGCACCTCTACAGCATCACAGTGCATCACCTGGTCAATTAACAGCTTTGCCATTTCGTGTGGTTCACAGTTGTAATTTTTGTCTACCAGTACCCGTATGTCTGGTCGTGGCTCATACCGATACTGGTAGTCGTCGTTCTCACGGATGTGGAGAGTGATCTCCCATTTACCGTCTAACACTTTGTAAAGGCTGTATAATTTCATACTAGAAGGGTATATCATCGTCGTTAAAAGTTACTGCCTTTGCGGTGTTGTTAATGAGCTGCTGCATGGTCTCAGCGCCTGAAGCTCTGTACTCTAATTCCACAGCTTCACGGCTTTCTCTGCGGTCGTTGCGCCACACCCTCACTTGACCGAGCAGGTTTTCCAATGCGTCCAAGTCTTCTGCAAATAGGTACTTAGTCTCCTTGAATTCACCTGATTTCTTATCCTTGTACATCTTGCGCCATGTAAACGAGTAACCACCTCGCTCGTTCTTCCACGCCGCAATATCAATGCCTTTCTCTCGCCACGCCATTTCAGGTTTTGCCATATCAATCTCCAAATTGTTTGCCTGATGTGCTTGGATGTTATAGCATGGTAATAGGATTCACAAGAGGAAAAGAGTATGGAAGTTGTAAAATATTTAAACAGCGGCGAATTATGCGAGGTGTTGAATATCCACCGAAATCAATTACAGCGCATGATCAAGCAAGGCATACCACATATTCGAATCGGTCGTGAGTACCGATTTAATCTTAATGACGTATTGGCATGGCTGAAGGAGCAAAATGAAAGATCGTAATTTTGGAAAGCTGAACCTACCTGACCTGCATCACAAGCTGAAACAGGTACTGCCGGAGTATCCGCTTATCAGCACCTTTCAGTACGGCATAAACGGCACGTACAAGGCGATCGATGGTGACGGTAACGTCTGGATTGTGTCGTGGGATTTTGACCCTGACGTGCCAATACGGAGCGAGCAATTTGTGATGGATCATCACGCTCTTTCACGGGTAGCAGTTGAGCAAAATCGGCTGGCACCTACGGAAGGGTGGGTGATAGAGTAAAAAAAAACCACTCGGTACCTTGCGGGGCAGAGTGGCTTAAAACCGATAACAGCTACTTTGTGAGCAACTATTTCTATGAGTGAAAAATTACCACAGTCGTCTCCCTTTTTCAAAGTCCTTAAAGAGCACAAACACCTTGGTTTTGACGGCATGGTGTTTTTAGCCTACGTCGCAGAATTTGAGGCGCAAGGTAGGCCGTGTTTTGTCAGTCGAAAGTTCCTTAGCAAAGACCTACCAATCAGCGAGTCGGGTGCTCGTTACCTCATCAAACGTCTGGTCAAATTAGGGTATCTCAAGGTCGGTTATGAGGGGCGAAAACGATACCTAAAAACAGCTCCGGGAGGGGGCAAAATTAAACCAGATGAGGGGGCAAATTCTGCTCCCCAAGTGTGCAAAATTAAACCAGATGAGGGGGCACGAAAAAGCCAATACAAAGAATTAGATTACAAAGATATAATTACAAATAATAATTTTACAAAGAATACATATACACATGTACATGTAGATCATGATCTTAATTTAGATCCTGTAGGAGGGAACATGGCACAACGAGTGAAGGATGATGGGTTTACGCTTAAAGGCTGGTGGGATGGTTTGTCTGAGGCCAGTCGCAGGGAGTTAATAATTTACACAACCAGCGTTGCAAATCCCTATGAGAAAAACATGCTTGGTTCTGACCCTAGCGAACCGAGCCGTGGTGCTTTAGCGGTTTTGTTCAACCACAGTGCTGAACTGGACCAGATGAAAGCAAGCCTACCCGATTAAACACGTTTAAAGGCTCTAGGATGAACGCTATTGCAAGATAATGGGTCGGGGTATGGTATGCCCTAGGTTGGAAGGTAAAACTCAATAGCGTTGATTGTACGAGTTTTAAAAATGAATTGATTGTTTAGGTAGGAAAGTGTATGATTCAGGAACATGATCTAGTCCGTCATGTCTCCATACGCCCCATCGGTGTCGTCATGCACCGGTGGGGTTTTTTATTTGGCTCCAGGGGTAGGATTTGAACCTACATATTCCAACTTAACAGGTTGACCCATTACCGTTATGGTACCCTGGAGTGTAAAACTATTCTTCGTTCAGTTCGCCAAACAGGTCGAGCAAGTGGTCGATGGCCCAGTTGACGCCATCTTTTTGACCCTGCTCAAACTCACCCTTTGGTTCACCGATCTGTGCTGAGACTTTGTACACGAAATCGTTTAGGTACAGCAGCACTTGTCTTGCACCGGCCATGTACGCAATCGCATAATCAACATCCTCATGGCGTCTTACGGCACGAGGTGTATAGGCTTTTGCAAACTCAACGCTATCCTTTTCGAGCTGACTTCTGATGTCCATCAACGTATTCCTGCAATGCGTCGTTTAGTGCGTCTTTTACACTCTGCTTTTTACCAAGCAACGACATAAACTGTTCAAACAACTCTATTTTTATGTAAGCTGTGTAACGCCGGTATCCCTCCGGCGGTTCATCGTACTTCTTGCGTTTTGGATTCTTCTGCATAATTTTCATCCACAAATTGTGTAAGTCTTTCTAAACGAGTTTTGGTTTTGAAAATGGTTTCCGAAATTTTTTCAGCCTTGCCAAAATGTTCCAGATACCCAATGACAGCTGGTCGTTTGTCGACCTCTAGGCTTTCCAGGTTGTAATACGTTGGCACATTCTGATTCTTTTTAGCCTTGCCTTGTGCTTTCGGCTCATGAACAAACTCAGCATCAAGTTCCAGACGTGACTCACTACGTGATACACGTTGCTCACTAACCTCAATGACCTCACCTGTATTCTTGTTGACATATCCTGCTCCATACTCGCTCGGCATTTCTTCTTGTGTGTAAAGTCCACCTAGTTCACTAATAAACGCTTCTCTAATTGCTAGTGATTTTGCACACTTAGAAAGCATAATACTTGGCATCGTTTTCCAGATTGGCGTAGGTTTTCCATACTCAGCCATATATGCCGTAGCTACTGATGGGAACCTACGATCCTTTCGGTAGACCTTCGCTGTCGCAGAAATAAGAGCTTTACCGTCCCATTCAAAGCTCACTTCCATGCCGTCAAATTGTGGGTGCGAGTTAGCGATACGCAAGAAACCGTTTATGCCCGTCATAATCTGTAGGCGGCCACCGGCCTTGATAGCCCACACTTCCTTCGTAACAGGATTTAATCCGGTAGCCTTTACGGTCTCAGCGAACAGCATAAACTCACTATCTGAGAGCACAGGGGCTACTGTGTTGCGGAGCGTGTTAAGCATCTCCAGGTTGTTTGTCGTAGTTAGTTCTTTTGTCATGTTTCTCCTATACGTATGCGGCCACCTGCACAAGCGTGGCCACATTTCCAAAATGGTTGGATCCTAACTTCATTTTCCAAAAAATTTTTGGAATTCAGAAAAGTTCCATACTATGTAGTTTACACTATGTTTACATAATGAGCACTAGCGTTTTCTTGTTTTTTCAGGGGTCAAAATCACATCGTGGTTAGCGTCAACCTGTTCGGTAATGTACGTGACACCATGAAGCAAAGACCGTGAGCAATTAAACCTTGCAGTCTCACAGGTAAGCGTATGAAAAGACCTCTCACACGCCACAAGTATTAGCCCTACGGTTACCGGCACACCCACGATCAACGATGTAACTTTGAACCAATCCCAGAGCTTATTGACCATTTCCCTTTTCCTCCTGTTTTGTAGCTATTAATCCCTTCGATAGCATCTCCCATACTGACAACTTGCGTGTTTGTTCCTCACGATGCTCCCAATAGGCCGTATTGCCCGTAGGCCGATTCGTTTTAGCCTGAGCCACCATGCCTACCACCCCATCGTGGTACGCTCTTATGCCCTCTGGTGTGCCGTATATGACAACACCGTCAGACATGAGACCGCACCCAGATAACAAACAACACACAACCGTTGCGCCTAGAACACGCATAAAACCCTCCATTTTTAACCATGTACTGCAAAGGTTGGCAGAATTACCAACTATGGAACGCCCACGAGTGACGTTCTCTAGTCGTTACGGTGCCATTCTGAATGGTGCGATGGGTGCTCCCTGGTCATTGTTAGGAACCACCCTAAACTGTTTCTCAGAATACCAAGGATCTATGATGCCAGTAGCACCTTTGTAAGCGTCATATTTTCTGGTTTCTGTTTCTATTACGGTGTAGCCGTTACGGTAGGCCCCATTCGCTATCCCGTAATAGTTAGGAGGTGCAGGAACTCCAGGCACCACGGGTATGACCTCTTCTGGCACATATCCAGGTATATCCTCAGCGTACCAATCTTGTGCCGTTGCAACGGTAGGAACCACTAAAGCTAATAAGAGATACTTTTTCATTGTGTCACCTGCCTCACTTTACTAGGCCGTTGATAATACTCAGCTACACCCACGCCGGTAATCACGATAGCCGTCACCATCAGCATGAGAATTACTCGCAATAAGTCTATGAATGCTTGCTCTAGTTGATCCATGTCCTATCTCCTTACTCTGTTACTCTTTTACCTAATGCGCTTACCAGCAGCTCAAATACCTCTCGCCATTCCATCAAGTAGCCGTCACGAATCTGGCCCATTATGTCATTTTCTGTCCTTCCCATTTCTTCGTTGTACGCATCCACGAATGATGGTCTATGAACATGAGAGGCTAACCACTGTAAAAGATCGTAAGTGTAAGTAGGTGGTTCCACATTATAGGGTGCCTCCTCAAGTTCACTGTCCGACTCGCACTCTGCTATCTTTTCAAGACACTCGTTTATCAGCTCATAACGATAGTCATCAGGCATCAAGAGCCCCACTGTTGGGCTATCGTGTGCCTCTCTGCAAACGTCTTGTGCCCAGTCCGGAGCATTTTCTTGTAAGCAGATAAACTTGTCGCCGTTGTCTCGTGTTCGTGTCTCAAAGTAGCCACATAACTTACTGGCCAATGATTGGATTGTTTGTTCTGTTGTCATAGTCATATCTCCTGTGGGGTTTAATTACCCTCTATGAATCATAATAGAGTATAAGATAGCACCATGCAATATAATGATTCATAATTATTTATCGTGTGTAATGTCAGACAGTTATCAACGTATTCAAACTATTTTGAAGAAAAATGAAGAATCTTTTGAATAAACTCTATGAGTCATCGTCCTTGTTGCAACACCGAGCCAGACGGCGAGGACAGCCCGCAGCGATCAGCGAGGATATATTGCAAAAACTTACAGGTAGAGACTAACCTAGGGTTGAACTAGTGATCACTCGCACACTCTTATTGCACATGTAGTAAGGCTACTTCGCAAGTGTGAGATATAAAGTAGATGGTAGAAACTAAGAAGTTACGGGATAAGTATTGGGTAGGTACATACCGTCATGCCATGCCTTATCCACGTATGAACGTGTACTACGCTGTGAGGCAACACCTACGCACCTCACAAGCCCACGCAGCAAAGCTTATGGGCGTATCTCCCGCAGCATGGCGCTACCGTGAGCGCACCAAGAGGCTGTACCACGTGGCAGAGCTGCTATGCTTGCAAGAACTAGCAGGCATGAGTAACGGAGCTTTCATCCAATTACTTAAGGATTGCGCATAGTTACATGCCTTCTCTACTTAACGAGAATCAGAAAACTAATAAACTAACAGGCATGTTCTGTTTTGATTCCAATGAGTTAACGTCATTTCTGTGGCCATACCTGGAAAAGTGTTTTCAGATTCGAATCGGAAATTGTGAGGAGGATGGTACCTATATATCTCATCACAAATATTGCATCCCCTTTTACTATGTTTACATAATACTCCTACTCCCCTCCCAAATTTTATCTACCCTCATACTACTATGACTCATAATGATGATAGTGACCCAGTTGTAGAGGTTCTTCCACCTGTGATGCAGGAGAAGCCGCATAGTCCTAGCCATGTGCGAAATGAGGATGTAGCCGCCCAGGTGAGGGATTTAGGTAGGCTAGGGTTGTCGAAGGGTAATGCAGCGATTGCGGTGCGTTTAACGCCTTACCTACTGGATAAGTATTATTTAGAGGATTACTTGGAAGGTGTAACCCAGATGCAGAGGGGTTTAGCGTCTGTTGCGATAGCGGAGGCGATGAACGGGAATACGCCTATTTTGCTACACCTACTAAAGACTAAATTGGGATGGAGTGAGCAACAGATTGTAGAGCATGTGGGAGAGATACGTGCTGTGGTGAGTTCTAAACCGATGAGTAAGGAAGAGTTCGTGCAGAAGTATTTGAATAAGTCTGACGAATAAAATTTTACCCCTCCTCAACTATGTTTACATAATGTATAAGATGTATGCCTATCGCTGCCCGAAGTGTGGGTATGTGAGCCTTGGTGTGAGTCGTAACAAGTGGCTCAAATGTGGGCATAGGCATTGTGGGAGAGTGTTTATCATCTTCCGCAACATTATGAGCTTAAAAGCGTATAAGCGTGTCTTAGGTGGGGGTGAGGGTGAGTGAGTTTGAACTAAAAGCATGGGTAGAGTGGATATGGGGAGAGTGGATAAGTCAAAAACCAGAATCTGTGCGTAAAGCAGCAGAGGCGTATCCACCAGGAAGATACAAGCTACTCATTGATGGAAAAGAGTCGGTCGTAGAATACGTGTTGATTGGTTACACAGAACAAGACGACAAAACGGTAACAGCCATACTCGAAACTGAAGGGCTTATGGGAATGCTCCCAAGGCAGGTGTATGGCGTAAAGCTTGATGAGCTTATTGCAGTAGAGCCGATGAAAACTAGGGAAATTTTATGATCAAAATACCAGAGGATTTGGCGTATAAAACAGGCGAAATACTTTGGTACCTGTTTATGGCTAGCGTTGCCGTTTCAGTTTCCGCAATCGTTATTGCGCTAGGCTGGAGGACTGTCGTAGAGGTGCTTCAATGGAAATAAAAAGCCCAGAAGAGTTGGCAGAGGAATACGCAGATTTATGCGTGACAGATGCCTGTTATCCCGCAAGCAAAGCTGGCTTCCTCGCTGGCTACCAAGCTGCATCCCCGCAATGGATCAGCGTGAAGGATCGGTTGCCAGGTGAGTGTGCTGGTTTGTTGATTGTTTATCATGCTTCTTTGAAAGAGATAGGTACCAGCTATTATGATGAGGATATGTGGTGCTCTAATCCGTGGCCAATAACCTCTGACGGTATTACCCACTGGATGCCGCTACCAAATCCACCAACGGAGGACAGCAAATGAACGACCAATCAATACAAAACAGGTTATATTCCTACATTGTTTTAAACACTCGTGGTGATGAGCAACCCGAAGAAATTTGGATTAACAGCGATGATTTTAAAGAGTTGTATGCAGAACTAGAGGAAATACAACGCTATGATTCGTTTGCAATACAAGCTCCATACGACAAATTGTTGGCTGGTTTCAAAGCGGTTTTATTTAGTGGTGCTGCAATCATTGTAAATCCAGAAGCACCTTCATTGCCGAAAACTTGCGAAGAAATGAAAGATTGGATGAATGTTCCTTTTGAGACAAACGGCAAATCTCTGTCAAATTCACCGGAGGAATGATGGTTTTTATAGATGATATTGATAGTGAAAAATTGCTTTTCAAAGCATGTGCTTATGCAGAAGCAAATGGCTACAACTTGGATCAAACTGAAAAGCACTGGAAAGAGAAAAACTCTTTAACAGCAGGATTTATGGCTGGTTATCGTGCAGCTATAGAAGATGAAAATGAAGCGTATCAAGAGGCAGTAAAAAAGGTACAAGAAGCAACTAAGCGTGAACGTGCTAGGATTCTTGCAATAGTTAAATCGGAAGAAAAATGATACGGTTAGTTTGCGACTGGTTGTGTAATGGGGGCGTTTTTGCTGTTTCCTGTCACGGTACACATTTACGGACTACTCGAAGATTAACAGCGTCAGAGGTCTGACAGTCGCAATTTTTATGGGCGTAGAGCACAGCGTCAAAGACGAGCCAGAAGATACCCGCAGATGCCCTTGGTGCAACCACGTAAGCACCGTACACGTTGAAAACGGTAAAGATCGGTACTTTTACTGTCAGAATCCTGCCTGTAAGGTAGAGCGTATATACGGCGACAATGCCGTAATGGTGGGAGGAAGCAATGAGCGGGCCGGATCTTAGCGGATACTGTAAGTGTCCACACTGTGAAGAAGTTCAAGAAATCACACCAACCGATATTGTTGTTGAGTATCAAGAGTGTGAGTTTTGCAAAGATAACTTTGACCCACGTTTGCAAGCCCTTACTTGGGTAGACTTCTATCAAGAATGTAGCACCTTAAAGGATTAGCTTTGTCTGACTACCTGCAAGACAAGCGGATGGATGAACAAGTTGTTTGGGCTCCACAAGCAGGTCCGCAAGAAGCTCTCGTTCACTGTCCCATTACCCTTATAGGCTATGGTGGCGCTCGTGGTGGCGGTAAGGGGTTAGCTTTGTCCGAAGCAGTCTTTACCACTAATGGATGGTCAACCATTGCAGAACTTAAAGTGGGAGACGTCCTTTTTGATGCAAATGGCGAACCAACTACAGTCGTATACAAAAGCCAACCAACGTTACGACAATGCTTTGAAATTACTTTTGATAATGGACAAAAAGTTATAGCCGATGACGTGCATCGCTGGATTACACATTCAAAAGCAGAGCGTGTTTCTAATTATAAATGCTCTGACGAATATCGAGCAAAACGGCGAGCGCAAAGACAATCAAGAGCAAAAACAAATCCACAAAAGATTATTAGCCAACAAAATATTACAAAGTTAAATCAATCAAGGCAGTACATATATAAGCCACAAAATAACGGCTCAATGCGCTCTACATTACACTTGTACGAAACGCTAAAAGTACAAAATGGGCGAGAGGTAAATCATGCTATTAAGTTAGCAGGTAGTATAAAACAGCAAGAAAAAAATCTGCTCATCCCACCTTACGTTTTAGGAGTTTGGCTAGGAGATGGATCTAGCTCTAGCGGATATATAACGATTGGAAATCAAGATTCACGAGATATAACAAGGGAATTGCATCGCTGCGGGTATCGTTCGCAAAGATATGCAAACGATATTTGCTACAAGATTTGGAGAAACAAGCCTTTTATATCAGAGTTAAAAGAACTTGGATTGGTTCGCAATAAGCATATTCCAAACATATATTTACAAGGGTCAGAGCAGCAGCGATTGGAATTATTGCAAGGTCTTTTTGATACCGATGGAAACTGTAATAAAGACGGTCAAATTGAGTTTTGTAATACAAGAAAAGAAATAGCTTATGGCGTTTATGAGCTGCTTTGCAGTTTAGGTGTGAAAGCCTTTATTAGCAAAAAACAACCTAAATGCACCAATGCTAAAAATGGCACAAAAGTTTGCAAAACTGCTTGGATAGTAAAAGCAACTACTACCTTGCCAGTGTTTAAACTATTTAGAAAAAACCAAAGAATACCAACTAAGGTCAGAGAAACTCAGAAGTGGCATTACATAACTAAAATTCAACCAGTGCCGCCCGTCTGGACTCAATGCCTAGAAGTAGATTCTGAAACTCATACGTTTTTAGTATCTAAATCATTTATTCCAACACACAACACCGACGGGGTATTAGGTAAGTTTGCCATCGTTCAAGAACAGCTTGGCGCTGATTTTAACGCCATCTTTTTTCGTAAAGAGCTACCCCAGGCAGATGACCTTATCGAGCGAGCAAAACAGATTTACCTACCGCTAAAGGCTCACTGGCAAGACCAGAAGAAGCAATTCACCTTTCTTAACGGTGGCCGACTACGTTTTAGACCGCTTGCAGATGATGGAGACGCTGAGAAGTACCAAGGGCAAAATTTATGCGTAGCTGTTGGCACTCGAATCAGAATGGCAGACGGCTCATTTAAGCCGATAGAAGCGATTCAGATAGGCGATATGGTGGCAACCTTATTAGGACCACGCAAAGTAAAAAATCTTACTACGCCTTATTTAGCTCCTTGCGTCGAGAGCCAGGTTTTGGACCAGGACGGCAACGTGGTGGGGGCTCAGAGAAATCCCATTTGGCACCCTGTTTTGACGGCACACGGAGTTTCTTCCATCTCTGCAAACTCCTTGCAACACACGTCTCAGAAACGCCATATCGACCAGCAATCTCTGCAATGGGCACTATCTGCTTGTAACGTAGATCGTATATTTCCCGCATATAAGGGTCTAAAGCACCAGGCTTGGTTCTCTTGGAAAGAAGATAAGAAAACTTATTGTACAGAGTCATCGGATGACACCCTAAATACGCAGCAGCTTGATTCGTTGTCCGTCCCTGTAACGCTTCACGCACCGACTGTTCGGTTAGTTCGTAAGCTCGCACGTTCTTCCCACGCCGCTTCCACTGTATGTCATGCTCCTGGCAAATCTTGCGAACAGTTGTCGGACTCATCCCTAATGAAGCAAAAGATACGGCAGGGTTTTGAGCAGCTTGACGCACTTTTTCAACCAGTTCTGAGTTCGCTCTCCATGCTTTGTGATGCTCCTTCAAATGTTCCGACCAAGACGCAAACAACTGCAAATTTTCAATGCGATTGTCAGTTTTGTCGTGGTTTATGTGATGAACATTCTCTCCAGGCTGTAGAAAACGGCCAAGGTAAACTTCCATTACAAGACGGTGTTGCTGAATTGTCCCGTACATTGAACGAGGATGAGTCGGACACCATTCAAAAACATAACCCTGAGCGTTCAGAGTGGTGGGTGCATCCTTATAGCGGCAAGGCGTTTTATCTCGCTGAGGATGTTGTTTTTGGAAAGATGGTAATGACATACGTTGGCACTCAATTAGTTACGGACCTGACTGTTGAAGAAGCTAATCATTATATATCAGATTGCGGCCTCATCAACAAGAACTCTCATTGCGCCATAGAGGAAGCCGGTAACTACTCTGACCCCTCACCAATCTGGAAAATGTTTGGTGCGCTGCGAGGTAAAGGTGGTGGGCAAGTCATTTTAACCTTCAACCCAGGTGGTATAGGTCACGGCTGGTTAAAAGAGTTATTTATCAAGCCAGCACCTAAAGGCATGAAGTTGCTCACAAAGATGCTGCCTAACGGTGCAAGCTTTGACTACATTTACATCCCGTCACGAGTACACGACAACCAGATCCTACTTGCAAAAGACCCTGAGTATATAAACCGACTGCACATGGTTGGCTCGCCAGAGCTGGTCAGAGCATGGCTAGAAGGAGACTTTGAGATACATGAAGGTTCGTATTTTCCTGAATTTAGCAGCAAGCATATCGTTTCACCTTTTAACGTACCTAGTCATTGGCCTCGGTATCTTGGTTACGATTGGGGCTTCCGTTCCCCTTTTGCCGCTGTTTGGGGCGCTGTATCTTCTGGAAGGGATGACAAAGGAAACGAAGTTCCCTACTCAAAGGGAAGTATTGTCATCTACCGAGAGTTATGGGGAAAAGGAGTTGATAACGTCGAGCAAGCAAATCGTATTGCTTCGCTTTCCGTCGGAGAGAATCCACTAGGCTACGCAGACCCGTCTATCTTTAAACACGATGGTGGACCAAGTATCAATGACCAACTGACCCAGGTTTTTGCCAAGTACAACCATCCACCGTTTCGAGCCGCTGACAATGACCGACTGTCAGGCTGGTCCCAGATACGACAACGGTTGGTTAATAAGCCACCTTTGCTATATATTTTTGCTACCTGCCCGTATTTAATACAAACGCTTCCCGCCTTGGCCATAGACAAACGGAAGCCAGAGGATGCAGATAGTGCTGGTGATGACCATTGCTGTGACGCTTTACGTTATATGTGTAAAGCAAGACTTATAGATAGCAAGTGGGAACAACCAGCAGAAGTGTTCAACAAAGGCATTGTAAAACTGCAAGCGTATATTGCCCAGATGAGGGCGCAAGCAAATAGGCCAAAGATATGAGCGACGAGTCTACAATTAAACGGTTTTCAGGCGCTTACTGGAAAAGTCAGATCAACCTAGCAACAGAGCGCAGAAAGAAGTTTATTGAGGCCGCTGAAGAGTCTATTCGAGTTTATAACGCTCAAAAAGACATTGGTATCATGCGTGATACCGAGCGCAGACTAAACGTATGGTGGTACTGCGTTAATACCCTTCTCCCTGCTTACTACAGCTCTACACCTAAAGCAGAAATTTCTCTCCGTAAGCGTTCAGGTGGAGTTTTGCACGAAGCAAGTGCTGTAATCCTAGAGCGCAATATCCAGTACCAGATGGATATGGAGTTTAACTTTGACCAGGTAGGCTACACGGCAGCTCTGCAATTTTTGCTTACCGGCCAAGCTGTTCTGTGGTCTAGGTACACTTTTGAGGAAGAGACAGAGCAGCAAGAAATGGTGTTGTTCGCACAGCCTGACGGCAAATTAGTTGATCCTGACGGAGAGACTTATGAGGGACCGACAGACGTTCTACAACCTGGTCCTGGCGGTACTTATATCGTGCCTGTTGACGTACCACGCAAAGATGATGAGCGAGCTATCCTCGAAGTCGTACAATACAATGACTACCTTTGCTCAGACGCACGAAACGAGTCAGAAGTAGAGTGGAGAGGACGCAGAGCCTACCTTACTCGTGCTCAAGCAAATAACATCTTTGGCGAAGAGATTGCTAACAAGCTCAAATACGATTCCTTCCCAGAAGCTATAAAGAAAGATTTCAACCGTGATCGAGCTAAGTACGAAGGCAAGGCAGAGGTTTATGAAATCTGGTGTTATGAGTCAGGCAAGGTGTACTGGATTCAAACTACTGGCGATAAGTCACTCCTTATGGAGTCAGAGCCACCAATAGAGTTTGAAAAGTTCTACCCTTGCGTAGTTATCGCTCAAAGCCAGGATCCAGACTCTGTAATTCCAGTGTCTGACTACTCACACGTAAAAGACCAAATCCTAGAAATTGAGCGTCTTACTACCCGTATTCACGCTGTAACTCAGGCAATCCGCACTAACGCTGCATACGATTCTGCAATCGGCTCACAGATTGAACAGCTTATGATTGGCGACCTGAAGATGGTGCCAACCATTAACTGGCCATCGTACAAAGCTCGTGGTGGGCTCGCTAACAGCATAGAGTTTATGCCAATCGAGCCGTTTGTTAACGCTCTTGCTACCTTGCAAACTGCACGACAAACCGCACTTTCTCAGCTTTACGAAACACTGAAAGTGTCTGATCTTTTGCGTGGAACGAGCGCAGAGTACAAGACAGCTACTGCAAACAGACTCGAAAACGCATGGTCATCCCTTGGGCTTATCGTGCGTCAAAACATGTTCACTAAGTTTGTGTCTGACGGCATTGCAAACCTTGGGACAATCATTACAAGCCAGTTTGAGAAAGCTAAGATCATGAACATTGGTGATGCAACACAGGTGCTTTTGCCACTTGTGCCACCTACACCACCAATGGATCCAAACTTTCCTGCTCCACCACCAGTTGATCCAACTCTGATGGTTATGGGGATGGAAGATGAAATCATGCGTCTCTACCGAGATGATGACCAGTTTAACTATCGCATTCAGATAGCCTCAGACTCCATGATGGCTATCGACCAAGCACAAGACCAGGCAGAAGGCGCACAGCTTATGTCTACTTGTGGTGAGTTTTTTAACCAAATGCGAGCACTTATTGAGCAGTACCCGCCGCTTCTTGGTTTCAGTATTGAGCTGTTTCAAAACGTCATTAAACGCTTTAAAGGTGGTAAGGAACTTGATGGCATCTTTACACGAGCATTACAGCAAGTTGGGTCAATCTCTGCGGCACGTGAAGAAGCTGCGAAGCAACCTCCACCGCCGGATCCGAAGGTTCTTGAGATTCAAGGTCGTATGCAGATTGCGGAGATTGAAGCACAAGCTCGCATTCAAGCTCAGCAGATGGAGATGGTAGATCGTCACGACAAGAACATGATCACCTACCAAGAGCAGCAGCTTCGTATGCAGCGTGATCAACTTGAGGCGCAATTAAAGATTCAATCACAGCAGTTTGACGAATACGTGAAGCAGCAAGAGCTTGTGATCAAGCAACAAGAGGTACAGGTAAAAGCACAAGCGGTGCAGGTTGATAACCTTAAAGTCCAAGCAATGGCAGCAAGTGACGCTAACAAGCAAGCCATTCAGCAAGAGACAAACCGCATGGCGCAGATCCTAGACATTCAAAAGCTTGAGCTTGAGAATATGCGTATACGTCTTTCTGAGTCTGAAAAGCTTATGGAAGAAAGGCGTTTGTCGTCAGAGACGCAGCTTGAGCGGTTACGTATGTCGATGGAAGCTTTTTCTGCAAAACCGTTAGAGTCTAGCGGCGAAAAGAATCCTATCGTTATTAACAACATCATTCCTAAGTCCAGCAGACGAGTAGGCAAAATCACAACGGATGATTTAGGCAACCCAAGCATTGAACTTAGTAACATTGATGACGAGGCGTAATGTCAGACAACGTAACCGTTTCCAATGCGCCTACTAGCGTCAATCCTGACATACCTGTACGCACCATTGATAAAGGTGGTGAGCAAACTCAGGTCGTGGCCATTGATTGGGCTGGTGCTGGTAGCGAGGATCTTACGTCGCCTGATTTTGCGACAGAGACGACGCTTTTAAACGTAAACTCAAACCTCGCTGCTGGTATTAAAGTTGATATTAACTCGGACGTTTTAGGCGTTGCGGTAACAGGGCAACGTAACAACGAAATTGAGTTGAGCTTTTTTTCAGCGTTCAATAGTGACGTAATTACTAACACTACTGCTTCTGGTGGAAGTGCGACGATTACAAACGGTCACGCACGTTACCGCACAGGTACAAACGCAACAGGTTCTGCAAAAGGAGTAAGTGTTTACTCATGTAAGTATAGGCCAGCGCATGAACAATACGCATTCTTCACTGCTGCCTTTACTACTGGCGTTGTTGATAGTTATCAGCGCATTGGTATCTTTGACAGTAACAATGGCTTTTTTATCGGCTATACGGGAACCAGTTTTGGCGTTACTTTACGTACTAATGCATCTGATACAGCCATAGCACGAGCAAGTTGGAATGGTGATCCACTTGATGGTTCAGTAGGCAGTAAGTTCACTCGTAACGGTACGCCAGAAGCTATTAACCTTACGTACAGCAACTTGTACCGCATTCGTTTTGCGTGGCTTGGTTCTGCCTCGATTTTTTTTGAGGTGTTTTCGCCTGATGGCGGGTGGATCGTTTTTCACGCAATAAAGATTCCAAATAGTCAGCTTGATCCATCTATTCGCAATCCTGAACTTCCGTTAACCATTGAGATTGGCAAAACGTCTGGTGCCTCTGATTTAAGCCTTTACACTGCTTGCATGGCGGCAGGTACTACCTCTGATGCGTTTCCAATCAATGAAACGCTGAATGAATACAGCCTTGCAAAGCTTAGTCGTGCCGTTATTACAGGAGAAACTTCGGCAGGTGGTGGTGGATTTGTTAATGTAAAAGTTACCCCATCAGGCTCTCTTACCGTTGCTCTTGGCGATGTAAGCGGGGTTGCTGGTCAGGAAACAATGGCAAACTCTGTGCCAGTTGTTATTGCCTCAGACCAAAGCGCAATCCCTGTCACGCAGTCAGGCACATGGAATATCAACAACATTAGCGGCACAATTACGCTCCCAACAGGCGCTGCTACTGAAAGCACATTGGCAGCAAAAGCTACAGAATCAACGCTGCAATCCATAGACGGTAAGATAACAGCTTGTAACACTGGCTCTGTAACGATTGGCACACAGTTGCCATCCGGCACAAACAACATAGGTGATGTTGATGTGCTGACATTGCCTAACGTCACTTTAGCTAGTCAGGCAAATCCGTTTACATCAGCTATTCCTATTTCGGATAATGCTGGATCAATTACCGTAGACGGCACAGTTGCTGCGACTCAATCAGGTACGTGGAATATAACAAACGTATCTGGAACAATTTCACTCCCTACCGGTGCTGCAACAGAAAGTACGCTTTCTACAATTAACGGTAAGGTTACGGCTTGCAACACAGGTGCTGTCACTATTTCAACAGCTTTACCGGCTGGTACAAATAACATCGGAGATGTAGACGTACTTACACTTCCCGATGCAGCTCTAAAAACGTATTCCAGTAGTTCCGTCACCAGTGTTACGTCTGCCGCTGTTTCAACAAGCATACTTGCCAGTAACGCTAACCGGCGCATGGCAATCATGGTAAATGACGCAGATAAAAATGCTTATGTAAAATTAGGAGCAACTGCTTCTACAACTAGCTTTTCGTATAAGCTCGCACCAGGTCAAACACTTGAGCTGCCTGTGCCAGTATATACGGGTGCCATTGATGCAATCTGGGATACCTCGCCTACGGGCTCAATGCGAGTTACGGAGATTAGCTAATGCCAGTATTCAGCCAAGTTCCGTTAGCAGAGCAGCAGTTTTATGGAGGAACATCCGGCGGCACTGCTACTGCGCAAACTATAACCTGTACTCCTGGTCCAGGCGCTTATGCAGCAGGTCAAAAATACAGATATAAAGTTGGTTCAGGGTTAGGTTCAACAGGATCGACCGCTACTGCACATACCTTAAATGTAAACGGATTAGGTGCAAAAAACCTTGTTAACAATGAGGACGCAACCAATCCGACTTTAGGTTCATGGGTTGCAGGGGCAGTTGTAGAGGTAATGTACGACGGCACCAACTTTGTTATTATAAATGACCCAGGTGGCTGGCAAGACAATACGCCTACTTTGACACCAGTTGCCGGAACGGTCTCAAGCCTTGTTATTTTGCGTTCGCAATACAAAAAACAAGGAAAAAATATGCTTTACAGTGGAGTAGCTAATTTCAACACTACTTCAGTATCCAGCATAAAAGTCTCCCTGCCAGTGAATAGTTCACCAAGTGCATTGTGGTTAACAATCGTGCAAGTGTTTAACGGTTCTTCTCAGCAGTATGTCATAGCGAACAATCAAGCTGGGGCAGACAATTTTCAATGTTATGCAACCGGCACTGCAGGAAGCTTTGGCACCGCCACTAGCTGTTCGATCCGCTGGAATATCTTCTATCCTAGTGTGTAATTATGAGCCTTTTATTGCTTCTCAATCCGAAGCAGTATGGCGGTGCCGTAACAACGCCTGACACAAGTGACATACTGGATGTTTACCGCAAGCGCCGTAAAAAGCTTGAGGATGACCGCCTCGAAGAAGAAATAGCAGCACAGCTACTCAAGGCTAGGCAGCAAGACATCGTAATACCGGCCAAGGTAGACCCTTTAAAGCTAGGTGCAATCTTACAAGAAAAGATGTATGTAAACATAAAGCCAGACGAAGTGCAGGGAGAGGAACGCATTAAGCGGATCCGCCTGTTACTCTTAGCCCTGGTAATGGATGACTGATGAGCAAATATAGACTGTTCCAGTATTGCCCTGTTCAGCAAAAGGTTGTTCCAATCGAAGAAGTTCAGAAAGAAAGGTTTGCACGAGACCTTTTTATTCAAGACGAGATGGAACCAACCAGAAACCCTCTTAATCCTAAAGAAATATACACTAGCAAATCAAAGCTCAGAGCAGCTTATAGAGCCGCTGGTGCTGTGGAAGTGGGCGATGCCTATGAACGTGGGTATACACCTGAGCGAGAACAACAACGCTCAGAGAAGCAACTAATTGATAAATTTATGAAAAATCTGCGGGAGCGATACAATGGCTAATAACGAAGATACACAAGCCACTGAGGTACAGGCTGAGAAAGCAGCGCCAGAAAAGCTATCCATTAGAGATGCACTGCAACAGCGTTTTGAGGAAGCAGCCGACACCGAAAGCGAAGTAGAAGCAAACGAAGAAGCTGAACCAGAAAGTGAACCAGCCGCAGAAGTCGCTGTGCAGCAGCCTGTCCAAGAGGAGCGTCCTGCGCTTCTTCCCCCTGCTGACATGCGCAAAGAGGAAAAGGATGCCTTTCTCAATCCTACCGCTGAAAACGCTCATATCCTACAAAACTACCTTAACCGTAGAGCTTACGAAACACGCTCTGATTATAGCCGCAAAATGGCAGAAGTTGAGGAACTACGCAAAAACACATCAGGTTTGTACGATACCCTGAAGCAATACGAGCCAGATTATCTAAAACGTGGCATCAGCATTGCCGATGTTGCCAAACGCTCAATAGCTTGGGACAGAGCTATGGAGGCCGATCCAGTCTCGACGGCACGAGAATGGCTTGAAGCTTATGGTCTTACGCCAGAAGAGTTAATGCAGCAGCAGACTCAAGCCATTCAACAGCAAGTGCCATCCAACTACCTAACCCGTGAGGAAGCAGAGCGCATAGCTGAAGAACGAATGCAATCTCTTCTGCAACAGCAAGAGCAAAAAGCGGTTGAGTATTACAATCAGAAGGTCGTAGAATCTTTCATGAATAGTAGACCCGTATTCAGGGATCCAGAAACAGCCGCTCAAATAGAGGCTGATATGGCTCCCGTAGTACAGGCATTAACCTCAACAGGCCGCTACAGCACCCCTGAACAGGTTTTAGAAACTGCCTATAACTACGTCATAAACGGGAACCCCGCTTATTCCAGCCTCGTTTCTAAGATGGCTGCTAAGCCGGTTATTCAAGAACAGAAGGCAGCGGTCGAAAAGGCCAAGGCTGCATCGAAATCAATTTCTGGCTCCACCGGTAGTGGGACTCCCAGAGTACAAACAAAAGACATACGGGATAATCTGCGTCGGCGTCTCTCAGGTGGAGACTAGGCCATAGAGGTTATCCCGATAATTTAAAGGGATAACTAAAATGGCAAATCTTGAGGAAGCAGTAGTAGCGACCTTGTTTGACCAGTCCGATGCAATCGCTGATGAGGTGCTTCACCATAATCCGCTTCTTGCTTCACTGGATGAGCAGGGCTTGATCCGTAAATTCTCCGGTGGATATGAACTCCGTAAGCCAATCATGTACAATGATGCGGCTGTAGGTGGTTTCTACTCCGGTTTCTCATCTTTCAACCTTGATGCTATCGATGATGCAACTGCATTCCGATTCGCTATCAAGCAGGTATATGAGCCTGTAGCAATTTCAGGCCGTGACCGACGTGCTAACCGTGATGAGGCTATGCTTCTTGATCTCGCTGAGATGAAGATGAAAGCTGCAATCGCTCGACTTAAGAATACCGTTTCTACCTCGCTTCGTGGCGATGGAACAGGAAGCGGAGGACTTGAGTTCGACGGTATCAAGAAGGCAGTTTCGACTTCACCTTCTTCTGGAACCTATGGAACCATTGACCGTACTGCTAACTCTTGGGCTCGAAATCTTGCGGTAAACGTAACGCTTTCAGCTTCAAACGTTCAGGAACAGATCACAGATGCTATCAGCCAAATCACACGAGGCGACGAGCAACCTGATCTTGGTCTTATGGATCGTACAGCTTGGAAGTACCTCCACTCTTCGCTCACTGCAATTCAGCGTATTCAGCTTCCTGTAAAGAAGGCTGTAGCTGGTTTCCGTGTGCTTCAGTACGACGGATGCGATTTCGTATTCGACGGTGGATACGGTTCTTCAGTGCTTGAGACAAACTCATGCCGACTTCTCAATACTAAGTATTGGTCGTTCGACGTGGTTCGTGGTGCAGACTTCAAACCGCTTGCTCCAGAGATGGCTCGACCGGTTGATCAGGATGCTTTCTTCACAGTTATCATTGTTGAAGGAAACCTCTGCTGCGCTGCACCTGCACTTCAGGCTGTTATTTACGCTTAATTAGGGAGGTAACAGAATATGTCAGGTTCAGGATCATTCGGAGTAAATTACAAGAGAACTTTCGACGTTGATACAGTTCCATCTCTTCCAGCTAAGGTTGGAGATGTTGGATCGTGTCCAGAGGGTTCGTTCATCTTCGTTCAAGCTGATGGCGCAATCGCTCAGTATGCTTTCGTCAAGATTTCTGACGATGGACAGGCTGACGAGCTTACAACTACCAACGCTGGTTCAAATAACCTCCAGGTAGGTGTTGCTCAGGTTGCTGCTCTCGACAACGAGTACCTCTGGGTATGGGTTGGCGGAATCGGTGGCGGAGGAGTTGGTACAGGCATTAAGGGTAAGGTTGCAGCTAACTATGTTGCTGATAACAACCTTCAAACTACTGCTACAGACGGAGTTGCTGACGATGCTTCGACTACGCTCATTAAGAACGTAGTAGGCGTTGCAGGAACTACTCCAGCTGCTGCTGTAGAGCTGAAGTCAACTGGCTACCTTACAGTGAACTAATAAATAGCGGGAGGCTTGTATAGCTCCCGCCTTTTTACGAGGTCTTATGCCAAGCACAACCAATCTGATCGGCCTCGGTATGCCACCGGAGCAAGCCGCAGAAGTATCAAATGGTACGTTTAACACTGTCACGAGCACCAACGCTGTTGTTGCAACTGCTGGTGGAGTTCGCACCAAAATGGCAATTAACAATGTAAATGACACCACTCCTACAAATGCTGAGCTTACGACCTCGTTCGGAGCACCAGCAACTGTAGGCACTGGATTTGTAGGTATTGTTAAGGATAACGACACTGACACTAACTGCTTTGTAGTTGTGTCTAACGGCGTTACCTTCTACTACCTTAAATTCACTAAGGCGTTGTAATACAAGGGGGGAGCAATCCCCCCTATTTTTATTTGAGGCACAATGACAGCTTATACCGGCAACACGGCCACAACTACTCCGTCCATTGAGACCGCGACGAGCAAAACTATCCTTGCCGCAAACGGATTTCGCAAATTTCTCCTTATTCAGAATAACTCAGCGGCAGATATAGCTATCGGGTTTGAAGGCCAAACACTCACTGGAATCGCTCCAACTAGCACTAATAAGTGTTTTGTTCTTAAAAGCACCGCAGGGTTAAACGTGGTTCGATTTGATGGCAACTTTGTACCTGGTGGGGCAATTACGGCCTATCAGACCAGTGGCAGTACAATTAACACAGTTACGGTAATTGAAGCCTAGTGCTATAAAGTAATTACGCAATAAAGCGTAATTATTACGGAGAGTGCATGGCACATATTGATTGGCAGTCCATTATGAATGGGCAATCCCAACAAAAGAAGCGGTATTCAGGCGCTAATGTGAAGTTTTTTAACGCCTACAACGAGAACCGAGAAAAGACATTGAAAGAAGGCCGTCCAATCTTTGACGAGATTCCTTCTATTTCTATTCAGTGGCCTGGTGGCGACGAGACAGTACGACGGATCGAGCCACAAGACGTTCAGGATTACCCAGAGCTTTATAAAGCTTTTACGGCTGGTAACGAGCCTGTTGAGAGCGGTACGCCATTAAAAGAGTGGGCATTGTTATCTGGTTCTGCTGTACGTGAGCTTAACTATCTTGGCTTTAAGACAGTTGAGCAATTTGCAGAGGCAAATGATTCTCTACGTCCAAAGCTTGGGCCATTGTTTAAGTTTGTAAAGATGGCGCAAGATTGGATTACTGCTGCAAACACTCCGCAGTCTGAGGTCGTGCAGTTGAAGCAGCTTCTGGAGCGTGAACAAAAGCGCACTCAGAAGTTGAAGGAACAACTTGAGTTGCTCATGCAAAGAGTAGAGGCCAACGAAGGTACTTCTTTGCGTAGCCCACGAAAGGAGGTGATCCAAGAGTCTGAGGGTTTTGAGGACCAATCGGATGATGTGGAAGAGGAATCACCTAAACGACGAGGACGCCCAAGGAAAGTATGACGCTTGCAACAGTTGTTCAAAATGTAGCTAACGAGGCCGCTTATACTGTTGAGAGCAATGTTATCAACAGTAGTGAGACTACAACCAAGCAACTGTTGGCAATAACTCAGCGTATTAACCGTGATATCTTTGAATCATATCCGTGGCCTAAATGTTATGCGTCTGGGAGTATTACGTTAGTCGGAGGGCAGGCAACGTATGCTTTGCCCTCCGCTTTTTCTTGGTATCAATACGAGACATTTTGGAACAGCTCCACACGTTGGCGAATTCTAGGACCAATGTCAGAGCAGGAGTACGGTGAGATTCGAGGCTTTGGACTCAATACGACCGTTTATCAACGCTTTCAAATTCGTGGCATTTCCAGCAATCAACTACTGATCAGCCCGACTCCTGGCGCTTACAACAACGGTGATATCATTGTTTTTGAGTATATCGCTGACAGAAGCGTCAGACCTGTAAATTGGACCACTGGCACTATCTTTGCTGCCAACGCTTACTGCTTTTACAACGGCAACTACTATCAGACGACTGCCGGTGGCACTACAGGAGCTACAGCACCAACGCATACGAGCGGAAGTGTGTCTGATGGTGGTGTGACTTGGACCTATTATGACGGTGCTTATACGTCATTCTTGGCCGATACAGACGTTAGTTTGTTTAACGAGAAACTGCTTGAGCAAGGTGTTCTTGAACGATTTGCTGAGATTCATGGATTAACAGGTGTACAACCTCGATTCATGACGCAGTTGCACGAAGAGTATAGCAGGGATAATCCTGGTAAAATTATTTACGCTGGTGGTCATACTCGTGCAGAGTTGTTTGCACGTAGCGGCACCGCTGTATTTGGGACGTGGATATAATGGCTAACGCAGGACCAACTACATTTCAAAGCGATCCAGAGCTTACCTATAAGGATCCTAACGCATACATTGCTTGGTTGCGATCACAACGCATTCCGCCGCAACAAATTTATCAGATGGTAACTGATCGGTTTGGCGCACCAAAAACTCCTGAAGAGCAACAAAAAGAGCAAGCATCTGCACAACAACGGGCAGGGCTCGCACAAACGGGTGGAACGCTCGCTGGATTGCTTGGCACTGGATACTTAGCAAGTCAGCTTGGTGGTGGATCAAGTGTGGCTACACCTGCTGTTCTAGGAGCAACAAAGGTTGGAGCTGGCACTGTTGCCACGCCAACATTGGTAGGTGCGACGACAACTGGTGGCACTACCGCTGGTGCTTCCACTTTAGGATCTGTTGGTAGTGTTGCTTTGCCTGTGGCGGTTGGCGCAGCTGTTCTTTCTAATGCTTGGGAAACTGGCATGAAAGATATTTTGCGAGGGCGAGGCACTCGTGAAGATTACATAAATCAAGCTGCTAACATGACTGGTGTTGGTGGTGTCGCAAATCTTGGTCTTAGACTTCTCGGCAAGCGCAGTATTGGCAAGATGATGACGACCGGCAAGTCAGACGATCAGCTGATGCGTGACGATTTTAGAGGCTTGCTGAAACAAACAGGCGTGGCCAACAAGAATTACGAAGTCTCTTTAGCTGATGGCACAAAGTTTAACATTGGTCTCGATGGAAAAACTCGATACCAAAACGTAGGCGAAAACATCGACGGTAAAACACAACGGCAAGCGTGGGATGTAGACTTCAGCAATCCACTCGCTAAGTTTGCGACAGACCAGATCGATCCAATGATCCGCAGCATTTATGCAGAGAGTGACGGCAAAGTGAAGCCTGAGCAGTACACAGGCATTCTTGTAAATGCCGTCACTTCAAATGCTAAATCTCAACAGGATGTGCTCAACAACATTCAGTCCGTCATCGGTAAATCAGACTTTGCGAAACAAGCAGGTGTTGCAGTACCTACGCCTTCACAGCCTATAACAAAAGCACCTAAAGGTCAGGTAGTTAGAGTTTCGCCAGGTATGTATGTCAATGATCAGGGTAAAGTCGGTCCTGCAAAGACTATGCGACAAGCATTAAAAGCAAACTTGAAAGGTAAGTAAGATGAAACGAGGCGCACTCAATAGAGATCCAAAAGTACGTGCTTTACCTGTAAGAGATATAGGCAAAGTACAAGCCGGTGGCCCAGGTTCATTTGATGCCACAAAAGGACGTTATAGCGCACCTCCACAGGGCTCTGAGCGTCTTTCGCCTGGTGTGTATCGTGCTCCAGGTGGACAACTAATGACTGGCCAAGGACGTCCACTTCCTCGTCCACAGCCAATGGCAATGCCTATACAACCACAAGTTCAACAACCTACACAGCAAGGATTTGGACCTAAGTTTCCATACGAACAACAACAGTTGGATATGATGAAACCATGGCTTAATGCACAACCACCGCAAATGCCACAAATGCAACAGCGTCCTTCTTTTGGACAAGTTGCCAACGCAAGCGGAGAGCAGATCAACCAGTGGCTACAGCTTGCTCAACAGGCACGACAGCCACAGCAATTCATGCAATTAACTCCTGAAATGCAGCAGCTTCCACCTGAACTACTTGCACAATTTAAGGGACGGTTTAACTACTAATGGCATTTGAAGGATTTACAATGTCCCCGCCTTACGGGGGCTTGGACCTAGTAAGTCCAATAGACAACATGGATCCAGCCTATGCGCTGGAGTTAGTAAACGTGTTCCCTGGCGCTGGTTCGCCGACGGTACGATTGGGATATACTCAGTTCGCTGACACTTCCACAACCAGTGCGTTGCCATTTTCTACAACGCTCAATCTTGCTGATGGCACTAGCCAGCTCATCGTTGGCACTGCAAACGCACTCTACTCAATAAACTCTGCTGGCACTGTTACAAACATTACTGGCGCTGCAACTATTACAAGTGGAGACTGGCAAAGCGTCACCTACAATAACCGTTTATACCTCTGTAATGGCGTTAATACGCCTCTCGTTTACAGCGGCACTGGTACAGTAGCTGCTACGACATTTACCGGCCCTGCTTCAATGTCGAGCCTTATAAACGTACACGCACACAAAGAGCGTCTGTACTTTGCAGAGGCTAATACAGCTAAGGTCTGGTATGGCGGTTTGCAGATCACGGGTACAGGCGGCACACCTGCACTTACAAGCTTTGATTTAAGCTACGTGTTTACCCGTGGCGGTTACATCGTTGGCATTGGTAGTTACAGCAATACTACCAGCATGTCCGTACAAGATTACTTTTGGGCAATAAGCTCAGAGGGTGAGATTGTATTTTACAGCGGCACGTATGCTGGAGATCCTACAACGTGGGGTCTTGTTGCTCGTTATGTCATTGGTAAGCCACTAGGCTACAGAGCCTTTGTGCGAGTCAACAATGACGTTTGGATCCTTACTGCACAGGGAATTGTCCCAATTTCTGGCCTATTTGAGACCGACCCAGAGCAAGCGGTTAATATCGTGTCCATGCGGGTAAATCCGCTTATTTCTTTTTACGCAGAGCAAACCACTTTTGATCATCAATGGACAGGGTTTTTCTGGCCACAAGGCAGACGGGTATACATAAGCATTCCAACTGCTGGAAGTGGTTGTCAGTTTCTTGTTTATGCCATTGATACAAAAGGTTGGACAACATTTCGACTCACTAACGATCAGCATTCATTAAGTAGCTGTGTTTTTCAAAATTTGCCGTATTACTGTTCATCTACTGGAATTATATGGAAAGGAGAGACAGGTCTAGCAGATGCGGTAACGAGCACTGATAGTCAATCAATTTTGTTTAGTGGACGTACTGCGTTCTCCTTTTACAATTCACGAGGGAACTACAAAGCATTCAAAGATATTCGACCTTTGATGCGTACTAAACGGGGCGTCACGCTTCAATTAGGATTAGATACAGATTTCAAACGCTCACAAACGGTTGCCAGCGTAACAAGTCCAGTAGGTGCCTTTACTCCGTGGGGTAGCACTGGTGGCTCTCCTACTTACACGCCTTGGGGTAGTGCTTGGTCAGGCGACATAGACTACGTGTTTGACCGATATGCAGTTAAGGGCCAAGGTCATTGTGCAGCGGTGCGCTTTGGTGGAACGCTTAAAAACTCAACTTTGCAAATATACGGCTTTGAAATACGATTCGATATGGGTGGGCAGGTATAGTTATGGCAGCTAGAAAAACAGCATTAGCAAAAGATCCAGGTAAGAAAGAAGTAAAAGAGTTTGACCCAGTTCGTGCCAGTGGACGTGTAAAATATCTTGAGCGTGTAAGACCCAACGATCCAGAAATTAAAAGATTAAAAGCACAGATTAAAAGGTCTGGCTATCAAGCTCAGTCGCAAGAAGCTCCACAACCTCCTACGCAAGAAGAAAGGGTAACTGGCGCATCTGGTGATGTATTTGAAAAGATGGCTGGCTATGCACAGCAGTTTGACCCACGCACATTCCAAGCTCAGTATGAGCCAATCTATGGCGCTGAGATGGAGCGAGCACGTCAAAACATTATGGGGCAATTTGAGCGACGTAATGCAGAAGAGTTTGCACGTCAGACTCAAGGTTTAGAGCAATCAATTCTTGAGCGTGGATTAGATCCAGCAGGAGAGGCAGCACAGTCTCTTCGTAAGCAGCTTACGCAGCGTCAAGACCTTGCACGACAAGAGGCAATGAGCGCAGCAGAAAGTGCTTCTGATGCAAGACAGCAAGCAATGTATGGGCAAGCCACAGGCCAGGCTCTTCTTCCAGGACAACTTGCTGGTCAATACCTAGATCCTTACACGCTTGCGGCGCAGCAAAGATTTGCTGGACAGCAACAGCAGACTCAGTTTGAGCAGCAAAAAGCACTTGCAGCACAACAACAGAAGTATGCTCTTGAGCAGATTGCTAAAACCCCTCGTGGCGGTGGCGGGGGTGGAGGACAGCAATCAGATCCATACTGGAATTATGCTTTAGGCACTTTAGGACAAGGGTATAATCAGCCAGCACAACCAAATCCGTGGGCAACAGCGGCACAAGGTTTCTTGCAAGGTTCTGGATACGCCTTTGGTCAACAGTTAGGTAAAACAAGCTAGGATTTCTATGGCAGGTGAGGATTTATATTCGGCGCTTTCTGGACTTGGTTACAGTCCACTGGAAAATCCGTGGGGGCAGTCTGCTGCGGTTATATCCTCTAGTGCGCCAAACCTTATCAATCCTTACGGGTCAACAGGTCAGGCGCTTGGTATTGCGCTTGGTAGTACGCTTATTTCGTCGTTACTTGGTTATCAGGCTCGTAGACAAGCTGCTGAACAAAGCTTGCAATCAGCTCGATTAGGTACGGCATTGCTTGGTGCAGCTACGCCAGAAGCACGATTAGGTATCATTGAAGGTGCCGAAGATCCATTAATGCAGCAAAAACTACTTAATCTTAACTCTCAGTTATTGGGACAAGAAACGCTTGCGAAAGCATTAGCGAGACAACAAGCAGCACAGGCAGAAGCAGAGTTGCCAAGCAAAGCTTTGCTTGCGGGATTGGCAGGTGGATTGGTAAGTCCTGCTGAGTTTCAACGACAGTACCTACAAAAAGGTGCAGGCCAAGCAAAACCTGGTGCTGCGCCAACTGCTGCGGAAAAGTTAGCGGAAGTAACCACGCAGTTACCAACGACAGCAAAACTTCCAGAGCCATCAGTTGATACCTTGACTGCTGCAACACCTCCGCAGGTAGAGCAACTTACGGAATCTGATGCTACTTTATTGTCACCAAAAGAATACGAGCAGAAACAGAATCGTATTATTCGGCAACAACGTGACCTTGAGCTTTGGACGCAAAACAGACGATTTGAGGCTGAGCAGTTAAAAGACAAGAAACGCATTACTCGTGAAGCTGGCAAGGAGCTTGCAGATACAGCGATTGCAAAGGAGTATGAGCGAATTGATGGCATTTTAAAGACTGCTGAAAACATTGCGAAGAAAGAAAAACCTCCCATTGGAGACATTCAAAAACTTATTGCAATGGCTCAAAAGACCATTGATCCAAGCCAGGTAACGCTCGGTGAACAAGAGTTATACAGTCAGGTAGACCCGTTGTTTACCCGATGGGAAACAAAGATTAAATCAAACCTATTTGGCGATCCTCAGATCAGCAAAAAAGCCATAAACGATACTGTTGATTTTATTCGCAACATTCACAGTGTTGCCGGTAAAAAATACAACGCAACGGCTGGAAGTATTGCAAATCAGTATGAGGTGCCAACGCCTGATACAATCATGCGAGCCCCTAAATACGCAGATCCAGATGCTCAGAAGCTAGAGACACTACGACAATTACAAGATGAGCTTGCACAGCTGAAAGCCGCACGAGGTGTGAAGTAATGGCTGACATTGACGCTGAAATAGCATCGGTACGAGCTGAGATTGAGCGTTTAAGGTCATTGCCAGAGCCCGTAATGACTCCTGCACCTGTTGCACCAGCTCCAGGGCAGTTAATGAGTCTTGCAGAGCAGCCGACTAGACCACCTACAGTCTTAGAGCTTGGGGTTGCTGAGTTAAGAACTAGATCGCCATTAGAGCAAGCTATAGCTGATGCGTATGGTCGAAAGCTGCTTACGCAAGAGGCGTACAGCCTTGGCACATTTCCAAAGATTGAAGCTGCTGCGGAAGCTGGAAAGGCTTTGTTGTTTGGTCGTTCTCCTGTTGAGCAGTTTGCACAAGAAACACAGCGGCAGGACATACTGAAAGAGTATGTTAAGCAAAAGGATCTAGAAGCCAATCAACTGTTGCTTGGCATGACAGGACCGGAGCTTGGCGGCGCATTGCTGTCGCCTGTAGGACGTTTGTATACGCCGGGTAAAGTCGCTGCTGGTGCTGGCCTTACTTCTGCCTTAGCTACTCGTGCTGCAAATATCGCTAAGGCTGGCGGTACTGCTGCCGGTGCTGCTGGATTACAAACGCTTCTTTCGCAACCTGGAACAGTAGAAGAACGGCTAGCAAAGGCCGGTGAAGTTGTTGGCCCTGCTGCTGCCATTGGAGGTGGCTTGGGCGCAACCGGCGAGCTAGTAAGTGCGCTTGGTCCAAAGCTTAGTGATTTTGGTAAAGCTGCTCGTCGTAGTGCTATTGGGGCTACACCAGCTGATTACAAAAAAACGGTTGGCAAACGACAAATTGATATTGATCCAACGTCTGGCGCTCAAAGCTTAACGCAAAAAGGTTTGGATAACGTTCTTGAGAAAGGATATTTGGGCGATACGATTGACCCAACAGAAGCGTATGTAAACGCACAAAACTCTGTCGTGAAGTTAGAGACTGAGCTTGATAATAAAATTGCTCAAGTTGAAAAAGAAGGCATCAAGGTCAAAACGCCACAGTTTGTCGATATAGTTAGAAAGATACAAAAGGGTACTGGCTACACAGTAGACGAACAAGACACATATCTTAAAAAGATTGCTGAGATTAAATCGCTTATTCAAGAGCGTGGCAAAGGTGCATTGAGTTACCTGCAAGAGCAGAAGAAAGCTTTTGGTAAGAAGTACAATCCTAAAGGCGAATCAACCGAGGCTATGTTTAACCGTGATATTTATCATGCGTTGCAAGCTGAGATTGAGAAGTACGTTCCAGAAGCAAAGACTATTAACAAGGAAGTTCAGAGCATTCTTCTCACACGTCCAATCCTTGAAAACAATATTGCCCGTGAAAGTGATACAGCCGGAAAACTGTTTAATCGCTTAGGCAAAATTGCCTACACAACCGGTGGCGCTTTTGGTGCTGGTGCAATTCCGTTGCTTGGTCCTGTTGGTGGTGCAGTTGCTAGTGCTCTTGGAACGGCTTTGGGAAGCAAAGGCAGTCGTGATGTGATTGGTCGAGCTTTGCAACAACCGGAAGCTATTGCCTCTGCTCTTGGTCGTCTTGGTGTTCAGGCTGGCGCTGCACAACGGCCAGAAATTCAAGCTATGTTCCCAGAAACTACAGAGGTAAGCGCAGGAACAAGTGATGTAGACCAGCAGATTGAAGCTCTTAGAGCTGAGATTGAAGCATTAAAAGCTGTTCCGTCTGCACCTGCTGCACCAACAGAGAAAGCAAAAGCACAACCAATCAGTGCCTTAATTGATCAACAACCACCGCTAGTAAAAGCAATCATCCAAGTTGAGTCAGCTGGTAAGCCACAAGCAAAAAGCGGCAAAGGTGCAACTGGTTTGATGCAGCTTATGCCAGCAACAGCAAAAGAGCTTGGCGTAGATCCGACTGACCCTGAGCAAAATGTTAAAGGTGGGTCTCAATACATTGAGCAGCTACAGAAGCAGTTTGGCAAAAAGGATCTGGCACTTGCAGCGTACAACTGGGGGCCAGGTAATTTACAGAAAGCTATTAAGCAGACAAAGAAAGCTGGATTGCGTCCTACGTGGGCTAACATTCAGCAGGTTGCTTATGTGCCAAAAGAGACACAACAATACGTGAATAAAGTTTTACGATTAGAAAAGACATTCGCATAAGGAACTACTATGAGCTGGTCAGGCGGTACATATACGAAAGGAAACAACGCCACTGGTGGTTGGACAGGTGACGCATCACTAGGCATTGGCATTGAGGCAGGACGCCACGACACGCAAGACAATGACTTTGCTACTGGCATTAACACCTGTCTTACTAAGGATGGTCAAAATGCCGCTACTGCTGACCTACCAATGGGTGGCTTTAAGCACACTAACGTAGCTGTAGCTACGGCACGTAACAACTATGGTGCAGTAAGTCAGATCCAAGATGGTGACTTTATCTGGCTTGGTACTACTGGTGGTACTGCAACAGCGCAAACCGCTACAGCAACGCCAGCTATTACGGCGTATAAGGCCGGTCAAAAATTCCGCATGAAGATCGGCAGCGGATTGGGATCTACGGGTTCTGCTGTTACAGCGCATACACTTAATGTTAACGGTATCGGCGCAAAAAACATTGTAAATAACGGAGATAGTACAAATCCGACGCTTGGTACGTGGATAGCTGGCGCAATTATGGAGGTTGTTTACGATGGTACTAATTTTATTATTGTCAACGATCCTGGTGGATGGATTACCGTTACCCCGACAGTGACGCCTCAAGCCGGAACAGTTACAGTAGGAACCACTTATTATTACATGCGAAAGCAAGGCCGAACAGTGTCATTGCGCTATTACTTAAATTGGACACAAGGTGTTGCGAATGCAACTTATATTTTATTTAGTCATCCCGTGGAATGGGGAGATACGGGAGGCACCTTTGCGGCTCAAGCGTGTTCATCGGGCGGCACTCCAAGTGCCGCAAGTTGTTATCAAACAACAACAGGAGGACAAAGTATAATTGTTCGCACTTATAATTTTAACAATTTTACAATCGGCGCAGGGAATATCGCTATTGTTGTGGGAGATTATTATAGCGTATGACAATGAACTACAAAGATTTACTTGAGCCAAGAAAAGAGGGTTATACTGATTACGAGGTAGCCGCCTCTATTCGTAACTATAGAAATAGAGAGCTTGCGGCATCTGACTACACTCAACTTCCTGACGTAGACCTTCCTAACAAATGGGATTGGGCAGTCTATCGCCAAGCATTGCGTGACATGATGCAGCAGAATGACGATCCAAAACTTATCGTATTTCCTGAGCCGCCAAAGTGAAAACGCTAAGGCTCATCAGAGTTACAGAGCACAACGGCGCTACGTTTGGTGTGCTTTGTATTGATGATGCGCCTTCGTTTCTGACTTTAGAAGATGCCTGGAGGGATAACGAAAGTAACATCTCTTGCATCCCGATAGGTCGATACAAGATTGTTCGCCACAAATCGCCTAAGTTTGGAACGGTGTTTAAGGTGCTTGATGTGCCAGAGCGGGAGCACATCTTAATTCATGCGGGTAA